CGTTATGAGGAAGACCCGCTTATCTTTGGGAATGTTACTCTTCTTAGCTTCTGTCATACTATTATTGAACCACGAAGCCACGTTTTTGTTTTCGTTATTGGGTTTATTGTTTTTGGTGTTTTTGTTTTTGTTTTTATTCTCAATATTCTTCAACATCTTTTCATACTTCGAAACATTCACTTTCTTTGGAGCTTTGGGTGGAGATTTGGGTCCTTCATTGTTACCACCAAATAATTGGCGGGCCACACCGGCCGCGTGGCGGCGGAGCTCGTCGGCATTATGGATCCTCTGTCTGACCCGAGGTCTAACAGTTCCAACGTTGTTGTTATTAGTGTTAGAGTTTGTGTTGTTGTACCTACCATTCCTATTAAGACCGGGTCCATTTCGTCTGAACACCCTAACGCGTGGAGATGACGGACTATTAATTCTGACCGAATCGTTTTCTGATGGATCGCGCATGGTTAATATACCCTGACATTTTATTGGTTGTCATCATCTTCAGATGTTATGAGCATTTTTCGGACCTCTTCATATACAACCGTGAGGAGGGCAACTTTGTAGGCGAGAAATCCCATGAGTGTCGCACCGTAGTCAAAATCAAATGCAAATGGAGCATTATTCCACATAGTTTCAAAAATGGCGGTACCCACGGGGGCCAGTAGCTGTTTCTGAAATGGTGAAGATTTTTCAATGTTATCTACCCTTTGTGTCAGTAGTCCAATGTACGCGAGTGACGAAGCTACACCTAATGTAGCGGATACGCCCTCCTCTGCACCATGTGTAATGAAATAGACAGATGAAAGCGCTGTACCGTATCCCAAAGTTGTTCGGCGAATTTTGGTTTTGAGTTTTTCATAGTCTGTTTTGGGGGCATTTGCTTTGACGATAAAGTTGTGGACTTTCCAAACATTATTCATTATTCATATGTGGCATCAAACCTTTATAAAGATTACAAACCCAAGTAAAGTAGAAATGAGTCTTTGCGTTAAGAGACTTACCAAAGATGCTATTCTTCCAACTCGTGGTTCTAATGCTTCTGTTGGATACGATCTTTACAGCACTGATCAAGTTATTATCCCCCCCACTCATCGCACTTTGGTCGGGACAAGCGTAGCCATTCTTATGCCAAACGGTGTGTATGGTCGGGTTGCTCCACGATCAGGACTCGCCGTGAAGCATGGTATTCAAGTTGGTGCGGGTGTTATTGACCCTGATTACACCGGCGAAGTCAAGGTCGTTCTATTCAATCACGGAGACAAAGACTTTGAGGTAAAGAAGGGTGAGCGCATCGCACAATTGATTCTTGAGAAATGTGAGACACCCGATGTTCAAGAGATTGGCGTCCTCGATGAGACGGATAGGGGTGCTGGTGGTTTTGGTTCCACCGGTGCCTAAGTTAGCTCTAATTTTTAATAAAACAACTACAAATATGGATCGTCACCATTTACTGACCCTGTTGGATAAGATATTAGATAAGTATAAAATCCAAGATGGAGAGTACAAGGAATTTGTAGAGGCAATTGGGGGTAAAAAAAATCCCATTGAGGTCAATGAGGGAGACTTGGTAAGAATTAGTTACGATTTCATCGAAACTGAAGTGGACTTTTGTGAAGACGAGTTTTTTCCCAAACTTCATACAACGGAGAAATGTTCTCGTATTTGGAAAATTACAGCCAACGAGAATTCTTATCATGGCGGAAGTATGATAAGTCATAGATATATGAATAATTCCGACATGCATTTGGCTGCGATGCGCAAAATTGTGAACGATTATTCAGATAATAAATTCACAATGTTGTCACTTAATTCTAATAAAGGAAGTAAATATTGTTGTCGTGTTTATAAAATAGAAGTTCTTTAACCCATATAATAAAAATCATCTACAGTCGGTAAGAAACGAATATCGTGACGCATAGTCAACCACAACTTGGCTTGATGCACGGTTGGACACGACCATAAAATCCATCTATCCCAGTATTCCTGAGAGAACCAATCACCCCAATCCTCCTCCGAACTTTCGTCTACGAGGAGCATACCCCTATGGATTTTGACACAATCCACTTCTTCACACAATTCACTGGAAATATTCGCACCTTTTCCAATGAGATGTGCGCGCATGAGACGCGGGTCCTGATGAGTTGTATAATCTTCAACACTCACAGATCCAAAATCAATACATTTCTTATTGGGGAGGGTCACCCTGTATTTATGAATAAGAGATGGACTTTGATTTAACACCGCGTGCATATAATGTATATAACTTTACTTTTTAAACTGAAAAACCACGATAAAGATTTAAGTTGTTTGACATGCATGAAGTCATACACGTCGCCAGATGGTATTAAAATCCGGGTGGGTGAAAATGCCAAAGAAAATGACGATTTGACCATGTCAAGTTACCCAAATGAGTGGTGGTTACATGTGGATGGTGGTCCCGGAGCGCACGTGGTCATATCTCACGAAAGGGACACCATCCCCAAGGAGACAAAGAGGGACGCAGCGCTTCTCGCAGTTCATCACAGTAAGGTTGGGAATGCAAGGATGGTTCGTGTGAATCTCACCCGCGTCGATCAGGTTTTGAAATGTGATAGACTAAAAAATCACGGACAAGTGTATCTGGATGGAGAGGTGATGCAACTTAATGTGTTTCCTAATAAGGAGAAAGAACGTCTTGACAGATTGTTAAAAAGGAGAAACATGTCTATTAAAGTATAAGAACGTAAAAAACATAAGATGAACCTTTATAAGAAGGACTTGATAGTCAATCATATCAAACTTGCTTATAAAGTTTCAAATGATGTATACTATAAAGCATACCCACAAAAACGCGGTATTCATTCGAGAAAAGACTTAAATAGTGTAGGATTACACGCTCTCGTTCGTGGAGCTCAAAAGTTTGAACCGGAGCGGGGTTTAAAATTCACCACATATGCATATCCGTGGATTTACTGGAGTTGTCGCAATTCTCTGGAACGAACATCAGTCTATGACGAACTTCATTATTACGACGTTCCTGAATATTACGACAAAGAACCGGGCATTCTTTTAGATGATCTTGACGATGTGAGTAGATACATTATTGAAAACTATTATGGTAAGCATCTCACATTGAAGGATATGTCTAAGGAATTGGGTGTGAGTGTGAATACAGTAATTGCGTGGCGATCAAAAGCGCTTCTCAATTTAAATTAGCTTCCGAATGCAACTCCGGCCATGCCCTCCTTAATACGAAGAACGTTGTAATTTACTGCGTAAACTCGGTGAAGAGTGTTTCCACCGACTGGGCCGGTGAGAGACATTTTTGCGTTATCGATACGACTGAAATTTAGTGACCCCGTTGGTTGCGTTTTGCTCATAGTGAGACAGAACGGCCAGGTGAAGGTTGGAAGATCGTCGAGGATGTTGTCTGGGAGATCTGTGCAGTGCATTTCTGGCACCACGTTGTGGTGATAGACGTTGGACGTTTCTTCAAAAAGAGCGACACCATTGATGTAAAGGGAAGACTTTTCGAAAGTGAATTCACTGTCCCAGTTATTGCCAGTAGCCTTACCAGACACAAGGTGAAGAGATTTCACTGGGTGGTTGAAATAACTTAAATCAAGATCCGTGTCCGTAGAGGTTGCTGGTTGATATTGGGTTTGGGTAATCAACAATTCGTGTTCGCGATCGGTAAACCATGCGCGTTCGTCTGTGTCGAGATAAATATAATTCGCGTAAACCTTTGGTTGGGTTACTGGTACCAAACCATCGCGGCACTTGACACGTATTTCGACGTCGTGGTATTGAAGGGCAACCAGTGGGAGGGCCTTAGTCCAATCTTCACCAAAGAAGAATGGAATCATAAAATAGTCCCCTGAGTGATTTTGCTTCAAGACGTTGGTAGTCACTGCACAAGAAGACTTGGCGGAATTGTCTCGCAAAAGTGGGTTGTGAACACCCTGTATGAAGAGGGAATCAAGTTCGGTAACCTTCTGACCACCGACCCAGAGTTGGAAGACTGTTGGGTTAGAGGCACCGGCAGAGAAAAACCCTGTAGTGTTTGTAGCGGTGTTGGAGATACTTTTGTTTTCAACCCATATGTAACTCAAAAGATCACCCTTGGATCTAATTGGAATGGTAACTTCGTTGCCAGAACCAAACGTACCGATGTAATCCATACGCTCTGGCTTTATCGAAAAATTTGTGTGTCGTTTATAGTTTTGTCGAAAGAAACTGACCTCGGGCTGACCAGTGATGTACACATCCTGAGCACCTTTACTTACAAGGTCAATCAAGGCGGCTGACATTTTACTAATATAGCATATTAAAATTTTGGCTCGATATTTCCACAACAAGAAAATGGTATTATTTCAAGCACTTACATGGGAATCACGTGATACCGAAGACGAACATCTTATCAGTATATTTGGTAAGACTGGTGAAGGAAAATCTGTATGCCTCACAACTGCATTCACACCTTATTTTTTTGTAAAACTTCCAGATAAAATTGACGCTGCAAAAATTCGTAGAATTTATAACATTCTCGATGAAAAGTGTAAAGATTCCTTGATTGCATATTCTATAATGAAATCAAAAGATGTTTGGGGTTTTCAAAACAACGAAGAGTTTGCGTTTATGAAAATTAATTTCAAACATCTTCAGGCTCGGCGCCTTGTGGATTCATTTTTAAGGAGGCCACTTGATGTATCTTCAGAACTTTTCAACATTTTTGGTGTGAGAACTGTAAAAGTATATGAAGCGAATCTCGATCCAGTACTACGCCTGATGCATCGAACAGGAATCCAATCCACTGGGTGGCTGGATACTGGGGATAAGTGTATTCGTTCAAACATCGCCCGAGTTGATCTTGATCTCTTCTGTAACGACTGGACAACACTCAAACCTGTTGCAAGGGATGATATCGCTCCATTTGTTGTGGCTTCTGTAGATATTGAATGTAATAGTTCTACAGGTAAATTCCCTGATGCGTGCCGAGCTGGAGACGCATGCTTTCAAATAGCAATTTCCCTGTGTAAATTTGGTTCCGATGAGCCATATGACAAGACGTGTTTCTGCTATAAGAAGACGGATCCCAACTTGGAAGGTTCTACAATCTTGAGTTACGAAACCGAGAGGGAAATGCTGCATGCATTCCAAAAACACCTCCATAAAAAGGATGTTGATATCATCACTGGTTGGAATATATTTGGTTTTGATATGGAGTATATATACAGACGTGCGCAGATCAATACGTGTCACCCAGAGTTCTTCAATATGGGTAAATTGAAAGACACGGAGTCGGAACTTGTCATTAAGAAACTCTCGTCAAGTGCTTTGGGGGACAATCTCCTGAAGTTACTTCCAATGTCGGGGCGCTTCATTTTTGATATGTTCCATGAAGTAAAAAAAGGCTATAAATTGGATAGCTATAAATTGGACAATGTATCTAAGTTATATTTGGGGGATCAAAAAATTGATATGGCACCAAAGGAGATGTTTGCGCGCTACAGAGAGGAAGATCCTGTAAAATTGCGCGAGGTTGCGGAATACTGTATTAAGGATACACTTCTTCCACATCGCCTGATGAAAAAGCTCTGTACTCTTCTGAATATGATAGAAATGGCGAAAGCAACGTGGGTACCAGCAAATTTCCTTGTGGAGAGAGGGCAGCAGATTAAAGTATTCAGTCAACTCACGAAGAAGGCTAGAGAATTGGGATTCATGGTTCCAACAATTCGCTGGGGAACTATCCCCGAAGAACCCTATGAGGGAGCTACAGTTCTTGAAGCACAAAAAGGTGCGTATTATACACCGATTACTGCTCTCGACTTCGAGGCGCTGTATCCGTCAATCATGATGGCTGATAACTTATGCTATTCATCCTATGTCAGGGATGATAAGAAGTATGGTGCAATTCCTGGAATCACGTATGAAACTTTCAATGTTGGTGACCGAATTTATAAGTTTGCACAGGGTGTTCCGAGTCTATTACCGGAAATTCTCCGAGAATTGAAGACGTTCCGTAAACAAGCCAAAAGGGATATGGCTGCGGCTACTGGTTTTGCGAAGGAGGTGTATAATGGTAAACAGCTGGCCTACAAAATTTCTATGAATTCTGTGTATGGATTTACGGGCGCCGGGAAGGGTATCCTTCCCTGTGTTCCCATTGCATCTACAACGACATGCAGGGGGCGAGAGATGATTGAACAAACGAAGGCTTATGTTGAAAAGAACTTCCCGGGGTCAAAAGTACGGTATGGAGATACTGATAG